TCTTTAGACATGCTTCGTGGTAAATCTTTTTCCGTTAACATGTAGTACTCTGATTCAGACAGAGCATATAATGTGTTGTCACACTCATAAAAATATGCGTAACAGTTAATAATATCTTTAAATTTCATTTTAAATCCTACAGTAATTTCTGATGTTTGAGGTACATCATATTTAAGTGTACCGTCGCCTGACGTTTGATATTATTTATAACGCGCGTTTAAACGCGCATTTTTTAAACTTTATTACTTAGTAATGTATATATATTATTATACAAAAGAACTCTCAAAATAGCGCGTTTAGCACGCGTTTATGAGAGTTTTAATGTACGATCAATTATATGGATTTATTTTGAACTCCTCAAACAGTGCTTTGAGGACTTTAGTTAGTTTTTTAGATGCGGGGTAATTCAAAGGTTTTTTCTTTGGATATTTTAACATGTACTCTTTGTTAAGCTTGTTAAAATTCTTCTTTGATAATACTTTCGATTTTGGAACCTCGGTAGGGTGAATGTATGGATATGGTTCTCTCTGATAATATTCAATCAAACGTTTTAAAAAATCAATCCGATCTTCCCGGGTTTTTGCCATTTGAAATCGTTTTGTTGAATTCCAAATCTTTCCTTCAGTACAATTACAATCTGCACATAAAACACCACGGACTAAACCATCCCCGTTTGGACCGTTCTCGTCAGATTTTTTATTTTTATGCTGATGGTCTAAAGTGATTCGATCACTCTCAGTAATTGTCTTACCGCACAACGGACATTTATATCCTTGTTCTTTAAGAATTTCACGTCTTATGTTTGGTACATCACTGGATTTGAGGTTTTTTAACATCATGATATGCTTCTCAGTTTGAACAGTACATTATTACCATTTTTTATTACTTTTAAAATTTCGTTCTTTTTCAGATCTTTCCAAAAACACATGTTTTTTAGATCACAAAGTTTTATGGACATACTGTACAAATAGGAATATCTCATATATCTGTCAAACAACACCCACGTAATTCTTGAGTTGTTGTCAAGTGTTTTAACGTATTCTTCTAGTATCATTCAAACCAAACAAACAATTTATTATCTGCTATAGATATTTTATATCCTTTAAGCAAGAATCTAGCTTTTATACAGTCATCAACCGTGTAGAATATGTATTCTACACCTTGTTTTCTGTATATCTCATTTTGGATTTTTAACCCTTTAGATCGGATAATATCTGAAGGGTTAAAATCTTCATTCAACGTATTTACGTACTCTACAAACATACACTTAATTAACTGTAAATTTCATCATCATAGGCTCACTGGCTGTGTGTAGTGGTGATTCTGTAATGGCATATCTATTCCATATAAAGCACACAACGTCACCAGTATCGTACTCTTTTGTTGATCTTATTTCATTTACATAAGGACTAAATACAGCACAACCTCTACCAAGTCCTTCTCTATCAACCAAACCTACATACACGTTGTTATCTGTGTTGTCAGGGTTTATGTACCACTCGGTCAATCCAGACCTACCTACAAACAACGAGGAAGCATCGGCTAATTCAGGATTATCTAATCCCGCAAAAACTGACATAATGCTCGCGCCCAGTTTGTACGGCAAAACAACATATGCACTATATGACCTTATATGTTTGCTGTTCATTTCAAGAACACAATTTTGTATCTTGTAAGATAATTCAGTCCAAACTATATCAGGTTTTGTCGGTTCTGACAGAGTGAGGCTAGTGGTTGAAACTGACTTGTTGTTCAGAAAAGCAATAGTCTTTTGATTCTCATCATCATTTGCTAAACCCTTTAAGTACTTAGCAACCAACGCTAATCCGTTTTCGCCATACTGTGTTTTGATATCTTGTAATGCTTCCACCGTTATTCTTGATTTTGGTGGATTAGCAGGATAGTCATACACTTCAACTTCATTTCTGATAAAAGAAATACCACCGTTTGCGGAAACGATGTTGAATATAGCGCCTGTTGGTCCATGAACATCACTTACAGTGAATATTTGTCTACCCAAACTTGGTAGTCTTAACTGTTGGTATATGGGATTTATCGATAAATTTTCATCGGTAGTGGCTATTGTAGGAGCCCATTTATTTTCATTAAGCATGTTAAATCCTTGTGTCGTTAACCAGCTTTTCTAAGTTGTCCAGATTCATTTTGCAGTACTTTCTAACACTACACCATTCACACTTCCAACTAGGATTATAAACCTCAACTGGATTTTCTTCGTATTTTCTAATATTTATAATGTTAGAAACTAAATGCTTCAACAACGCATTCAAGTCTTTTCTGTACAACGTAGTTGTGTTTTCTTTATCGTGTTCCACATACAAATATGACACAGTTACACTGTCATAATCTGAGTTCAAAAACAACCACACAGCATAGTACATCAATTGAATGTAATCCTGTTTCTCTTTATACCTACCTGTCTTGTAGTCAAGAATAATGTTATTATAAAGAACATCAATAATACCACCAAACAAACACTCTTTGCTGTATGTACAAGGTATTATCTTACCATTCTTGAAATCTAAACCTATCCTTACTTCTTTTTGGGCATTTATAATAACATCTTTGTATTTTGAACCAAGATTAGTGTTGAAAAAATATTTAACAAAATCATCACTCTCATCAAGAGTCTCTAAAGACTTATGTATTTTACGACCCTTGATGAATGCTTCATTTACAGATTGTTCAACCTTGTCAATATACGACAGTTTGTATCTGTTTTTGCAATCGTTGAATGTTTGTATTTTTGTAACACTATACATCTGCTATACTAAACTCATTCTTTAAAATATATTTTTTTCTTGGCGTTGAATCATCGCCAAGCCATTCAGACAAAGATGTATCAGCATCTTTGAAATCAACCGTGATAATCATTCTGTCGAGACCGTCAGTCTCAATAACATGTTGCAAATCAGATTTTTCCCACGAGCCTAAACCTTTGAAGTAAAATGATTTTTCGCCTTTTTTACACTCAAGTTTTTCAGATAATGAATAAATCCAACGGTGTATTTTTTCATTCTTGAAAAATGCAACAATAGGTGTGTGGAGTACGCCAACGCGTAACTCATAACCTGGTAAATATTTATGAACAAATCCACTAAGTAATGCTCTGATATGCAAGCCATCTAAATCCTCATCAGTAGCAAAAACAATCTTCTGATAACTCTCGTTTTTTATGATTGAGTATAAAGTAGATAATTCTTTATTAGCTGTAAATTTTTGCTGTGATGCACTCCAAACGTTGAGAGGTTTACCTTTAAGAACATAATATCCACATTGTGACAAACCAAATGAAGGCATAAGTGAACCTAGTGCGGACTCACCTTCGCAAATCATCAAGTATTTTGCATCTTTTGTAGCAGGAAAATACTTGTCTGATTTTATTTTTTTAGTTTTTTCTATCTGTTTTAACTCTTGTTTTCTTTTATATTCTTCTTTTATTTTAAATATATCAATAATAGGGTTTATGATATTTTCATTTTTGAGTATTTTTTTAATATCAAACTCACCTATTATGTTTTTAATTTCACTTATAGTGTTTGTTAGTTTTTCTTTAGTTTGTGAATTAAACTTAGCATTGTTAAAATTTTTGATAAACACGACAATTTTAAGTTTGTTTTTAATGTCCGACTTTTTAAGATCTTTGTATTTTTTTGATAGCTTGTCTTTTATACCATTAGAAATATACTCAGACACATAATCAACGTGTGTACCACCATCTTTAGTGTACAAACCATTCACAAATGAGTATTGTTCGTAATCATCAGATGGTAGTACAGCTATTAGATAATCATCACAAATATAGGATTCATAAGGTTTGTTAAACATCTTAAGGTATTCATCAAAATTTTTAAGCTTAATCTTAGATCCATTAAATGTGAATGTTATTTTTGGGAAACACATATTCAAGTTTATTAAACGTAACTTGATAATTTGTGAGTATATACTGTCGATCTCAGTTATACCAAAACGATCCAGATCAGGATAAAATTTAACTGTTACTCCGCGACTCTGAGATTTTTTAACAGTGTCAACATATGAACTTGCATTATCCTTGAATGTTATCTCATAGCGGTTTTCGCCATCGTCAGATATACCCGTGAACTTTTTTGACCAAACGTTAGTGCAGTAGGAGCCCACACCATTCATACCGATATGCTTGCGATTACCGTCATCATCAAAATTTGAACCTGACATTGCATAACCCCAGCAAACAAAGGGCAAGTATTCACCTTCATCATTTTTCTTTACTGGTATACCAGTACCATTGTCTGTGACTTGAACGTAAGTGTCAGTTACAACAACATCAATCTTGTTGCATCCATTAAAATCCGTTTTAATTGCTACATCGACAGAGTTATCAATGATTTCATTTATAATTTTTAGCAAACCCTGAATATACTCAATGTCTTTTTTTACTATCACATCACCATCAATAATGTACTCGTTGTACGTATTTACGTTATTTGAGCCTATGTACATATTTGGTCTTTCAAGAATATGTTCACGACTAGTTTTCTTTTTAATTTCCATTATGCATCCTTCAAACACACCATTTTCTGTTTTCACAATATGATAAACAATATTTGACTAAAAGTCAAGATGTTTAGCATGTCAAAAAAAAAAATCCCCCATTGCTGAGGGATTAAACATTTTGGATGAATAATAATTAAGCGAGAACAGTCTTAGAAAAATCAACACCAAATGAACGAGCATACAGTTTAGCTCTATCATTGCTGTTAGCATTTTCAATACCAGGAATGGTAGACAGTGCATAACGGGTCTTAGCGATGATTGCTGGCTGACCGGTTTCAGCATTTGTCACACGAGTGAACTGTAATGGAACATATGGAGCATAGAAGCCCATGTTATCAGTTCTATCAGCACCTTTATACAGTACAGTACAGTAATCGTTCTTAGCGTACTGGTCGATAACAACATTAAATTGACCATCAAATACACCAGCATAACCACCAGAAACTGGTAAACTCATGTTAACTTCAACTGGTGCAGATGCAAAAGAACCAACCTGTTTCAACATTACAGCAACCATTGGTGAACAAAGAATTGTATTACCAACACCACGTTTTGTATCAATACCGATAATTGTAGATTCTTTATTGATACGAATTACATGAGCACGGTAACGTTCAATTTCCCAACGACCATCAGGAATGATGATATTAGCGGATGAAGCAGGAATACCGAAGTTTGTATCAGGTAACTGAGTAGCATTAGCATTTACGAAATCAACGATTTCTCTATCAAGTTCAGCCTGAACTTCATATGTCATAAGACCCATGATTTCGTTATCAGCTTCAAGACCGTGCTGTGCTTTCAAATCCTGGTAAACTTCAACAGTATAACGACCCTTTAATGCTCTTGATACAGCTTCAATTGATTTCTTATCAATGTTGAAACCGATTTCACGCATATCAGTACCTAAAATTTCAGCACTTGATGTTGCATAAGGACCAGTGAAGTTTTTCAAGATGTGAGCAAATGAAGACTCATTTGTGTAAACGGCAGTAACAGTAGGCGCACCAGTAGCTGATGTGATCGGGTCGTTAATTGCTAATTTTGTTGATGCAAATGAGCACAGTACTTTGTTATCTTCAATGTACAGTACAACACCATCACCAACAGTATCACCAACTGACAAAGTACCTGATGCAGGTTCTGCAGACAGTTCATAGATAACACCAGCAGGTGTAGTTCTATCACCAACTTTGTGAACGCCATCACCAAGATACTGATTTGTTAATGCATAGATGTAACCAGTAGGCATGCTCATAGGCTGAACACCTAACAGGTGATGCGCAATTAACTCAGGATAAATGCGTCTTACCATAGGTAAGTAAATTGGTGTAAACTGAGCAATATCAGATGCAGTGGTAGATTCATTGATAATTATATTCTTTAAATCTCTTTGACAATTGTTAATAATTGTCTTCATATCCACTTTCATTTCTTCGTTTAATCTGGTATACTTGTCAGATGAGATAAGTTTATCAGCAATAGTCTTGTTTTCTGCCATTGCGATAGCTTCATTTAATATATCCATTAAGGACTCCTTATTGTTACATATATGTTTAAAAAATCGTGATAATATTTAGCAACTATGTTGCAAGGTTTATCAAACCACTTTTTATTAGTATTTATATCTCAAAAAATCTTGACTTTTAAATAAATTTTTTAATACTGTCAGGAATGTCATCATCGTGTTCATCGTGTTCACCCTCTTCAGGGTAAACCTCGTTCAATGGGCTGGTGTCCTGAATACTTTCTTTTAGTGTTTTTAACTGAGAAATATAATTCTTGTTAAGACTAAAAGGAATACTCATAGCACAGTTCTCAAATTTTTGAGATTCAGATAGTGTTAAATCTTTTTTAAGTTCTGATATAATACCCATCTGCATGATGCGATTGTTTTCAGTACTTAAGTCTTTACACTTTTTTTCAATCAAAGATTTTTCTTTGCTTTCTTGAACCAGTGCATTTTTAAGGTTTGCAATTTTTGTATTCTCTGAGGTTTTCATCTCATCAATTGTTTTTTTGAGAGAAACTAGCTCATTATCTTGCAAATCTTTTATAGTCTGTTGTTCATTTTGCAATTGTGCTTTCAGAACCTTTACACGTTCTTCCAAATCAACTACTTCTTGATTTTTAACACTATGTTCATTTTGCAATTGTGCCTTCAGAACCTTTACACGCTCTTCCAAATCAACTACTTCTTGATTTTTAACATTACGTGCACCCTCAAAAATTGTCTGAACGTTCACGCCAGCTAAACTTAACGTACCTGCTAAAGATTCCAGTACAGCATCAACTTTGGCTGAGTTTTTTAACTTTTTAAATTGATTTTTATAATTGTCAATAAACTCAGACACAGTTTCATCCACATATCTAGATAAAACATTATTTATACTTTCAATCTTTTCAAGAATTATTTTTTCGTACTTTTCACAAAGTTCGTTTTTAATCTTTCTTGTTTCAGACTTCAGTCTTGCATTGTACTCTTCTTCAAGTTCATCTTTTTCTTGATCGAATAAAAGTTTTGCTTTCTTCTCAGCACTCTCTTCGATTTTTTCTTTGATAAACGTTTTTGTTTTATCATCAGATATAACTTCATTTATAAGTTGTTTAACATTCTCAATATCCATCGCAACCTCACAATGTTTTAAGAGCACTCAAAAATGACTCACAGATAACACTTTTGATATCTGACGCACTTAGAGTTTCGACGATGTTTCCGTTGTTGTCAGTTGTAAAAGTTTTCCCTTCAAGAATACCCTCATTCAATCTGTACGATTCACATACTCCATTCATCGTAGCGTTAAAATCTGACGGATTAGGTACGATGTCATATGTTATCAACTTAAAGTTTTCAACGATGCCATCTCTACCAACATTCCCAACACCTCTTGAAGAAACTGAAATTTTAACACCGTTATCAATTAAAGATTTTAACTGATTAGCCTGTGGATTATTCAATAAAACAGCTTCACCCATAACATACTTGCCTTCTATCCACAACCTGTTAATTTTTGAAACTGCTTTCATCGGATCAACCTCTGTTCTTGCAGGGTGTTCATATTCCATTAGTGTATTTATAGATCCACTTGCAATTACCGCTTGGTATTCTCTGACTTGACCTTCCCATAAATTGCGTGGATAAACTCTACCATTGCGGTTTTTCTCCTCAATGGTAGAAAAAATGCCACTAATCTTATATGTTTTTTCTTTTTGACCAGTGCTTTCGTTAATGCTTTCAGAAACATCAACATTTATAGCATTGTTGTCCATCTCGAATATAAGATTACTCATTTTTAGTCAATCCCACTAATAAAGTCTGCTCATTCTTGACACTAATGAATCACCGGCGCTCTCGTTAATATCATCTTCTTCTTCTTTATCATCAAGTTCTTCTAAGAGTTTAATGCTCTTAGCAATAACTTTCTTAAATCTCAAGCATGATTCCTTAACTTCTTCTTCATCATCAGGTTCTTCATTCTCATTTTCGTTGATCATTTTAGCAATTTTGTTTAATGCTCTTGAAGAATTAACCAAGAAGTTTGAAGCTTCGGACTCGTTGATGTTCATGTTGTTAAGAGTGTTAATTACATGCTTAACTTCAGCGATTTTTGGATAAGCAACCTTACAGCTTTCAACACATTCTTCTTCATCTTTGTCTTCATCAACATCTTTAACGTCTTCATCGGCTTCTTTTAATTTTGATAAAATAACCTTGATTGATTCTTTAACGTCATCAGTTGAGCCTTCGATTTCTTCTTCTTCATCTAAATCATCATCGTCGTCATCATCATCAGACTCTCTAACGTCATCAGTTGAACCTTCAATCTCATCATCTTCTTCTCGAACTACGCGACGACGTGATTCTTTAACATCATCAGTCGAACCTTCAATCTCATCATCTTCATCGATGTCATCTACGGTTTTTTCAATCTCTTCGATAACGCGCTGAATAGCGTTCATTTTCTTGTAAGAATGTTGCAGAGACTCAACAACTTCTTCGTCATCTTCGTCAACATCAACATCTTCAAGCTCTTTTTTAGCCTCACGTAATTTACGCTTTGCAACTCTTAAAGATTCTTCAATATCTTCATCACCATCTAATGCGTCATCAACAACGGTTTTTGCTTCTTCAACAGCATCTTCCACATCTTCT